CCTCTGCCTTAATAGGCGTTATCTTTAATGCTTGGGCTAACTGTTCACTGTTCATTTGCTCTCCTTCTGGTTAATCATTTCTCTGACTTGGTTGTAGGTGGCGATACAGGCGTTAAGTTTTCTGGCTGTGAGGTCGGCTTCGTCTGCGATGGCGAGAATAGCTCTAGAAGTCTCTGGCTGAAGTTCGGCTGTTGGGGGGTCAGATCGCTCGGCAATGGGGGCATCTGAGGTGGCTGATAAGGTTGGGCAGGAGGGCGTTTTGACAGGAATCCGCAACTTGAGAGCACCAGAGTCAATGTCAGAATTCCGCTTTTGAATAACAATTTTTGCATTGCTGTTTGCCTTTACCAGTTCATTTGCTTGATTTTGTACCGCTGTCACCAGTGCCTGTTCCTTTTGCCTAGCTTCTTGGTTAAGTCGGGCAATCTCCATTTGCTGTTTGGCAAACTCATCTTGCCCACCCTTGTAATAACCACCACCAAAGCTACTCAGAATCGCCAAAACGATGCCCAAAAGCACCCAAGGATTCAGTAAACTCATTCTTTGGCTTCCAACTTTGGCTCATCACCATCGTCTGACTGAGCCTTGGCAATAGCCTTGGCACTGGCTGAAACAGCAGAACGACCAGCCACGCCACCCAAAACACCAGTGACAAACACCATAATGGTGCTGATTTGCTGTGTATAAACCTTATCAATCGGAGCCATGCCTGACATGGGCTGAGTTACATAGGTCACAGAGTACAAGAACATACCCATAGAACCTACCAAAACAATCAAAAGAGCAAGAATCACCATTGCCCAAATTCTGACCTCAATTTCTTCAGCAGTCATGCGAGAGTTTTTGTTCATTACAACTGTAGGCATTATTTTTTCTCCACTTCAGGTTTAACAAGTTGCTCAGGACAAGTCCCAGTGGCAACGCAAATAGGATGTTTACACTCCTGATTTTCCCAATTTTGAGGGTCTTGGCAAGGATACCTAAAACGATCTTGGCATCCAACCAACAACACAAGAGCAATACAACAAAGCAATCTCATTTCTCTTTCTCCCTCTCTTTTTGTTCAACCTGTCTTCTCAACTTCTCAACCTTTTCAATTTGCGCCTTAGAGTCATTTTTAACTTCAAGAATGTCAAGATAAAGAAAAGCCATCAAAGGCAACAATAAAGCAATCAGTACGCAAGCCGCAATCCAGCCCATTACTTCTTCCCCCAATGGCTTACGAACACGAACCACATCCACAGGTAAAGGAGGAATATAGAAGTCACTACCACTGCTCCTAGCTTTGCTTGTAGGTTTCTTTCCTCCTCTTTGCGTAGCCATACCTCTTGCCTCTTTTTCGCTTCTTCCCTCAACCTTGCCTGAGTTTGCTCCTCCTCGATCTTATCCTTCATGCTGAAGACTTCTGAGTACAGTGCGCCCATCTCAGGAGGGCTTTGATACACCATGCACTCACGAATCTGCACCACTAACCTGTCCATCTCCTGCTGTGCCATCACCCTCTTTAAAGCCGCTTCCATGTGGTTTTGGTCAGGGTCATAGACTGTCAGACTCTTTTCTTCTTCCTCTCTGATATGTGCCGCTAACTGCTCCTGAAGTCTGAAAAACTCAGTCAGATTCTTGACAATATCAACTTTGACTTGGGTTTCGTCAACTGCAACAAAGGTTTCCTTCTTTTTCGCCACAGGCTTGGGCGCAACAGACTTAGACTTAGATTTAAAGAAGTTACTAAAGTTACTCCAAAATCCAGTAACTTCCTTATATATCTTGGTGACATCATCAGCAGTCTTTTTGACTTCAACAAAAGACTCTTTGGCTTGCTTGTAGAGGTCACATCCAGCTTGAATCTGTTTGACCAGACCAGCCGCCATGAAACAGATGGTGATTGGGTCAATTTTTGACTCCTATTCAGTAACATACTGATAGTATGGTTCTGTGACAGGTTCAACAACCTGACTAGGACTGACAGCAGTTGATGCACCAATATAACCAGTACGCAATGCACCCATTCCCAAGGCAGTTGCAAAATCAGACAAGTCTTCAGGTTTGATTACTGATTTCAAATCAACTTCCTTGCCTTTTTTGCTAATGATTTTTGTAGAAGCATTTAATATTGCATCTACTCCACCTTCATCAAGAAACAACTTTCTATGAGCTTCTTTAGTGGCTTCATCAATATTTGCCTGACCAATCAAAGATAGGATTCTGAATCCTTTGTTAAATACACTGGCAATTTGATTTACAGCAATACCAGCAAGCCTTTGTGGATTTACACCACCAGTTGCTCTTTCTATAAAAGATGTTTCTTTAACAGCAGTTGGCCGTATTTGCAATTTATCTACATCAATTTTGTTTGCCAATCTTGATACATCAGCCAATGCTGTCAAACTTCCATAATGTTTCTGACCAAACACAGAAACAAAAGCATCTTTATTATTTTCAAGAAACTGTAATGGATTCTCTGAATCCAGCATACGAGTGACAAGTCCATTCCTTAGAGCAAGTTTTGTGTTTATTTGCTCGTCAGAAGGCAATTTGTTCAAATCTGTTAAAAGTTTATTTCTATAACCTTTGCCAGTAGAACTGGTCATCTTTGACACTATTCCATCAACACCCATTGAATCATAGTCAGCTAAGAAACTCTGACCAAGACGAGTTCTTGCATCTTTTGCGGCATCATCAATAGCAACTTTTTCAGATGCCAAATATTGTGCTTTCAATCCAGTTTCAGAAAGTTTCTGTTTCAATGCTGGTAATTGGTCAATGATGTCACTAAAACCACCATTGGTACTTGTTTTTGTCAAAAGATTATCAAGTTTTGCGGGGTCAATAAATCCATTTTTATTGAGTGCTTGGTTATACAACTTGGACATGACAGACTTTTCTGCCAACGATACTCCTTCTTCTCCTGCCACATTTAGAAATTGTTTCATAGCTGTTGGACTAGAAGCAATCAAAGGAGAAATTTTTTCAGCATAGTCAGCAGAAGTAATCTTTTCAATAGAAGCGGCATCTTTGAATGGAATGCCAACTTTATTGAAGTAATCTGTATCAAGTGCAGACATTGCTTGACCAAAAGGCAGTTTTTCACCTCTAAAGTCAATTACGATATTTCCACTAGAATTTTGTACTTTGTCTAATGCTTCATCAACTCGTGTCTGCAACAAACGCAATTTATCTTGTCTATTTGGGTCACGAGTTTCTCTGATGTCTTGAGCAACACGCCTTTTCAATGAATCAAGGCTAGTTATATCTAATCCCATTGTTAAGTCTGGAGCAGTAGTAGCTAATGCACCAGCTTCACCAGCCATCGGTTGTCTACGCATTGCCTTAAATTTAGAGGCTTGTTCACGCACCAATTTAAGTAAAGGAGCTTGTTTTGCCCAAGGGTCACCTTGAAACAACTCTTGTGCTGTGTTGAGTAAATCTTGAGTATCTTGCGCTGGCAACAATGCTCCTTGCTTGGATGCTTGTGAAAGAACTGAATCATATTCAGGAGATAAAGCATTTCTAGCCGCTTTTTCTCTAGCAACCACAAGATTTTGAATGGCAGTTCCAATTTCTGCTGGCTTTGTTCCACCAGCTATATTTGTTTCTGCGGTCAACTTGTTTAATTGTTTATCAATAAAGTTAATTCTGTTGTTATAGTCAGTTTCAACTTCAGCAAGTTTTGCTTTGCCTGAAGGCAGTTCAGCACTAGGAGCAGGGTAAACCTCTGATGCTCGTTTTCTTACTGATTCTTTAAGGTCAGAATAGAGCTTATTCAATTCCCCAGCAAAAGCCACATCGTTTTTGGCTAAGTCTTCTAGCTTTGTTCTAAAGGCAATATTGTCTAATCCTGATACTGCCAACGCACCTTTATCACCAGTGACAAACTGAACTCTTTTTTGAATAGTTTCTAGTCTTGATCTAAGTGTAGGGTCAGCTTCTAAGGCTTTTTCTACGAGGTCTTTTGCTCTTGAAATACCTTCAACATTAGCTAAGTCAGCAACATCAAGGTCTTTAATGTCAAATCGTTCTTTACCTTTTTCAAACAATAACTGACCACCTTTAGCTGTTCCACCACCAGAAAGCAAAGAAAAAAGTATGCCGCCAGTAATTTGTCCGGGAACTCCTGCAACTTGTTGACCTACCTCGCCACCAAATTCTCCACCGCCCCCTGCCATACCTCCAGTAATGACATTCAAAGCCTTTCCTTTGCCAAATAAACCAGTAATATCTGTTGCTCCTTCAACAACAGCACCAAGGTATCTTTGAGCAGGAGAAGCAGGGCGTATTTGTGGCTTAAGGCCAAGACCTGTTTGAATATTTTCCGTTGATAACTCTAATTCTGGCTGTGTAGGAAAAGCACCAGCAAAAGTTCCTTGTTGCAATGCACTACCAGCCGCAAGTCTGGCAGGTGTTGATGTAAACCCTAATTTTGCTTTTTCAAGCAAATAATCAAGCATTGTTGGAGGAGGAGGTTGATCTCCCATCAATACAAAAGGAGATTCTTGCGTATCTGCAACATTAGCAGGAGTCATATTTGTTCTCATAGAGTTGGCAATTTCTGCCAAACTACGAGCATCTTCTTCATTTCCTGCGGCATCTGCCCTACGCAAAGCCTCAATTACTTCATCATAAGTTGCCATAGTTACCTCAAATTATTTTGGTTTTAAATATTTGTTAACCAATGAATCAGCATCAAGTTTTGGTGATGGTTCAGATTTACCACTTGGATTTACTAATTTAAACTTATTCAATTGATCGTCAATTTGTCTAATTGCAATATCATAATTTGGTGTTTTATCATATCCTGCTTGTTCGGCTTGATCTTTTATGAATTTTTTTCTTTCTAACAATGCACCACGATAAACAGCAGTAGCAAATCTTTCTGCCTCTTGCTTAGAGATATTTGTTTTTCTGCCTGTAAAAAACTCAACTGCTGAACTTGCAAGCCTATCATCCAGACCACCAGTTCTAGCAAATCTATTTACATCTTGATTAGACATATTTTTACCTTGTCCAGTCAATTGTGCAAGTGCGCCCGGCAAAGCATTAGCGGCAATATCATTAGTGGTTGACATTCTGATTGTTTCAATGGCATTTGGAGCATCAGCAATTATTGTGGATGTTCTATCCATTACTGGGTCTTTACTAATTTGCGAACTAAATGAAAGCCAATCTTTTGGAGCAACTGGTTGACCCGGCAAAAGAATTGCACCCGCTTTAGCTTTTGCTTGTTCAGATGCTTCAACTGCCTTATCAACCAATCCAGCTTCAGTAGGAGTTAAATCAGCATAAGGCTTACCATACATTGCTTTTGATTTTCTTTCTGCTTCTGCTCCAAAAGCAATATTTCTTTCTTTTGGTTCTTTTGTTGTTAATCGAATCAACTCAGAGTTGTATTTATCATTCCAAGCCTGAGTTCCTCGTTTGGCAACAGAATCAGCAAGTGCTGTGGCATTCTTCATTTCAGTTGAAGTAGCTTCTGGTTTTACACTTAATTGTTCTAATCTACTCTTAAATGCTTCAGTATGCTCTGGCGTTCCTCTTGCTCCAACAGTATCAGCATAAGCTAAAGCATTACGCTGTTCAGAAGTCATTTTTTCAGCAGTGCGTTGTTTTTCTAATGCCAATTCAGACAGTGATTTACGAGCAGAATCAGCAATTTTCATAGCTAATTCAGGAGCAACCCTTGCATACTTCTGAGCAATCGTTAATTGTTGTTGCGGGTCACTTGGGTCAAGTTCACTCAAAATCTGCTGTTGTAACCCAATCATGCGTAATTGAGGGTCTTGACCTCCCAAAGCACCACCAATAGCATCTCCCAACTGTTGACCACCACGATAAAAGCCAAATTGTGCTTGTTGTGCTGGAGTCAGTTGAGCAAAAGCCATTGCTTCATTTTTCATTGCATCTTGCCGTTTTTGCAAATATTCCATTTCTGCGGCACTACGCAACTCAGGATTAAACAAGCCACCAACAATAGATGGTTGTTGTGCAGACTTCATTGGCTCAAACACCATAGGATTTTGCAAATACGAAGTAGGTGTGAGTTTTAATGACTGGTCAATTGGAATAACAGATGGGTCAACAATACTGTCTGCAAGAAATGCATTTGGCTGTCTATTGACCAATACATTTGGTATTTGTGTTGAAGAAACTTCTTCAGAGAAAAGTGTCGCCATGATTTATTCCTTAAAACATAGTCACTGGGCTACCATCAGACCAACCTGATGTCTGACCATAATCAAAAGCTGATGTATTTGCTACATAAGGATTCCTGTTGTTCCACCAATCAGATATGCCTTGAGTAATTTTTGGATTATTAGCTAATCCCATTAAGCCAGAACCAAATCCACTTCCAGCCGCTCCACCTTGTATTGTTCTTGCGGCATTTATTCCACCGCCATACAAGAACTGTCCAACATTTTGCCCAGCAGTTGCTGAACGACCGCCTAATTGAGCGCCAATATCTAATGATTTTTGACCAAGGTCTTCAATAGAAGAACCAGCACCTAAATATGTTGTAAATGGAGTCAAAGCACCGATTTGACCAGCTTGATACTGTCCAAGCAGTCCAGCACCCTGTCCAAGCAATCCTGTGCCAAATGCCACCTGTTGCTGACCAGCCTGTTGTGCTTGAGCCGCTAATGCCGCATCTTGTTGCGCCAATGCGTTGTAATAGGCTTCCATTTCAGGAGTTGTTGCACCCAAACCAGCCGCACCACTTGGTCTAGCACCTGTAGCACCTACAGACAGACCACCACGACCTGTTTGGAACAACTGATTCTGCAACTGAGCATATTGACGCTCACGGCTAGGCGCAAGCAAATCTTGCTGTTTTGCCATGTACTGAGCCGCCACTTGTTCAGGACTTTGAGCCAAATACTGTTGACCCAAGTTAAACAGTCCTGTAGCCCCTTGCTGAAGCGGAGCATACTGTTGCTGTGCCATCTCTGCTTGAGATAATGCATTGCCTGTAAGAGCTTGTAATCGGTCTTGATATGCTTTTAACTCAGGACTAACTGTATAACCAGCACCTGTCAAATTACCACTTGAATCAAATTTAAAATTTGACCCTCCATAACGAGTTGTTACACCAACAGGACGAAACCTAGCCGCATCTGCCGCTATTCTTGCCGCCTCAAGTTGTGCTTGTGCAGAAGTATCAGCCGCATTTTTATTTGATTCACTCGTTAAATATCCACCAAGTAATGATGCTCCAGCAGCAATCCACGGCATAATTATTCTCCCTTAATCAAAATTTCATCCACTTTAGACGCATCTTTTTCGTCAGTGGCATGAATACAAAACCAAACACAATCTGTTATTGCTTTGACACCATGAGTCAACCCTGCTTTGATCTCAATACACGCTGGCGCAGAAACAATATCAATTTCAGTACCACGCAATACAGCAACTTTCCCATGAGCCAATATCGACAAATGACTGAAGTCATGCGTATGCTTCAAGATGCTCATTCCAGCACTGAAGAATGACTCCTTGGCATACAACCCATCACTGAAGTGATGAATAATGCGATATTCAGGGTCTTGCATCATCATGCTGTGCGTTTCCACATATAAACAGTAATATACGGCTGATAGTTAGCATTTGTGCCACTTGAGCCAGTTGTACTGATCGCCACACTGATACCAGTAGTAGCACTTCCAGTATTTGCTGTTTGAGCATTAACTCGTGCGCCACCACCGCCAGCATTACCGATGCCGGGCTGGTTATATTCTGTTTGTGTGTGTAAGTGTCCGGGGTCTGTGACTGTTGCAGTGTGAGTGTGGCTGACAGTAATTGCATCTGCACTACCACCAGTTTCTTCAGCAGTGTCAAACAACGAATTGCCTGAATCAAAACCAACCATGACACGACCAGCACCAAATGCAGTCCATGTGCCAAAACCAAGCAATGTTGCTGGGTTAGTGCTAACAGAAGCATTTGTGTAAATTGAACCTACTGGGTATAACAAAGCAATTGCCGCTTGAACAAAAGCAGTAGTTGCTATAGCTGTTGAACTATTACCAGAACTCTGAGTTGTTGCAATCGTTCCTGTTGGTAGTGTTGGCGTACCAGTAAAAGTAGGACTTGCCAAATCTGCCTTGGTTGCAATAGCAGTCGCAATATTGTTAAATTCAGTATCAATCTCAGTACCTTTGACAATCTTCAATGGATTGCCAGAAGACAAATTGTCTTTTGTAGCAAAGTTCGTACTCTTGGTGTAATCAGTCACAATAATTCTCCTTTAACTCATCTTGCCATTTTTGGCTTGAATCTCAATCTTCTGAATAGACAAGGCAAAACCATTGATGTCTGATTCATAACCTGTTTGCACAACCTTACCTGTTCCAGTTGCAGGAACTGTCAATGTTTGCAATGCAACACCATCAGAATAGTAGGCAATTGTTGTGGCATTTGCGCCATACTCTGCCACACCATAGTAATAGACATTCTGAGTTGGAATGGTTGCACTTGCAGACAAATAGTTTGTCTTGAAGTCAAATCCCCACTTGAATGTCACAACTTGGTTAGAGCCACCAATTACCACTGTTGACAATTTCTTCAGAATTGAAGTCACATTCTGGTCACCAAGGTCAGCATGGTTTGTGTAATACAACATACGATAGGAGGTATCGTAGTCTTGATAAGTGTTGTAGTAACCAATGTACCCATTCTTGCCAATGTAAAGACTTCCATCTCTGCGAGACAAGAAAGACTTAGGCGTGATTGAATCCCATGTAGTCACCCTTGCAGAACCATCAGGCAAATAGGCTTTGGTATCAAAGCACCAAGTTGTATCAATGCTAGGGGTTGTCAACAAGTAAAAGGCTTCACGCTCTGAATACACAGACTTGATGTTTGTCAATGTCTCACCAGCCACAGCACCCATCAAGTCATTGCGAATATTCTTTGACAAGTCTCTTTCAGGCGCAGACTTCTCTTGAATCGTTCTCATCAACGATCTGACACCAGAGTTTGACAAAAACAACACATCAGTGCTTGTGGTTTGAATACTGTCACGAGCAATGCAACCAATGCCTTCAACAGTGTCACTGATTGACATGGTTGATGGAGATGTTGCACCTTGATAAACAAGAATCTGACGCTTACCAAAGATGAACAAAAAACCATTGTGAGCCGCTAAACCAGTGATCTGGTCAGCACCATTCACCCACACATTGTTTACATTCAATGAGCCAGCAGTGCCTGTTGACCACACATGACCTGAAATCAAATCACTGAAGTAAACAGTAGAGTTAATTGATGATGTATTAGCCGCCCATAAACGACCAAACGCTGAAATCACAATGTCAGCATCAGGAACTGTAGCGGCATAACCAGTTTTCTCTGAAACTCTGCGGTATGTCGTAGTCGATACAGCAGGGTCATAAATCAATGGGTTATGGTTGGTTTGGAAGAAATAGGTAATGCCATTCAAAGATGCACACTGCCAATTGCTTGCAGTAATAGTTGGTGCAGTACCCCCACCTCCATAGGTGAGTTCAGTCACTGCATTACCTGAACCCAACTTGAATATCTTATTGTTTCCAGCAAACAATACAGTCAAAGAGCCATCAGCTTGTACCAATTCATGAATGACTTTGACATCATTTGCGCCAAGGTTTCCAGAAGAAGAATTAACTCTTGACCATCCTTTGCGTGAACCAATACGACCATATTGGTCAATGATGCAATTAGTCGCAACCAATGCAAATCCAGCATTCAAATCAAGAGGCGAGTCTTGAGTGTTCAGCCCATAAAAACCTGGGGCTGAGATGCTGAAAGTCTGAATAGGTTGGCTCATATCGCAACAAACTCCTGATTCTCAGGATAGCGTGTGCCTTCCAATGCAATGTAATCAGAGAGCATGGCTTTGTAGAGTAAATAAGCCTCAGATGAAGACAGACCACCATCTTCACCACGCTCAACCAAAGCCCGAGCATAAGCATTCTGAGCAACCAATGTGTCAGGAACTTTGACAACAGTTGAGTCAGAAGACAATGTGGCTTGAGGAACTGTCAGACTAAATGGAATGCTATACACGCCATCAGGACGAGGATAAATTGTGACCTTTGTGTCATAACTACCATCAACACCATCAAATGCGTAATAGGCAGGGATTCCATTAACAGGAGTAGAGAAATTCTGAAACCTGTTCATGGTTGCAAAATCAATGTTCTTCATGCGAATGTTGCTTGTGACATTCAATACATCAAGAACTTGGAATTTTTGACCAGCACCTGTCAAAGCATAAGAGTATGTGCCTGATGTAGTGCTAAGAGTAATGGTTGTGCCAAGCACATTCCATGCAAAGGCATCTTCAATCTGACGCTTTGCATCGTTAACAAATTTACCAATCAGAGACGAGTAAGTAGTTTCAGAAACAGTAGCAACTGTTTCTTCTCGTAACCTGACTAAAACATCGTTTACAAGTTCTAAGTATGTCATCTGCTTGCCTTCGCTTTGTTCCTTGCGGATATAGCTTTAGCTTTTGCCTTTGCGTCAGCCTTTGAGGATGCACCCCATGCTTTCAGCGAAAGAAGCAGTCTTGTCGGTTCACCATCCTTGTACTCTGCACCAGCCATATTGCCCATGCGAGCCAAGAAACTTGCTCTGCGAGGGTTGTCCCCCGACTTTACTGGTGCTTTCAAGTTGCCACCAGTTTCTGCATTATAAGATGCTCTCCCCTTGGCATTCAATCCCCCTTTGGGATTTTTGCCCTCGGAGCGTTGCCAAGCTGGAGTTTTCATTACTTCACCTTTTTAGGTTTCTTTGCAGTCTTTGCCGCCTGTTTAAAGGCTTCAGCAGTAGGAGCACCTTTGCTACCTACCTTACGCATCTTCTCGCCAGACCCTGCTTTGATTCTGGCTTGTTTGGCATGAATGTTGGCGTAGAGTCCTTGCTTCATTTCATCTTCTTTTTTGGCTTGGACATTCCTGCTTCAGACAGAGCAATAGCAATTGCTTGTTTACGAGAAGTCACTTCTTTGCCTTTTTTAGAGCCTGAATGCAAAGTTCCTTCTTTGTACTCGTGCATGACTTTTCCAACCTTTTTCTGAGCCATTGTGGGTTTCTTCATAGGGTTTCTCCTTAGTCTTTCTTGATTGAACCACCAGATTTCCAAGCATCACAGGTACGCAAAGCGGCACAAGTAAAGTGAAATAACTCGCAAAATCCCAGATCAGCGGCATCAATAAACTGCTGATCGTAATCAAGCTCATTTTCTGAGCTTTTACCTTTTTCTAGACCATCTTTGATGCACTGCATCATTTTTGGGGTTTGAATGAATGCGGCACAGTTACCGCAACGCATCTGTTTGACATCATCAACAGTAGCGTTGTACATCTTGGCTTTTTTCAGCCAAAACGCATGATTTGGAAGATTGGGGTCTGGTGCGCCATACCCAAAGTTCTTGAAAGCGTTGTTGCGGTTCTTAAGGTTAAGTTCGATGTCCTGAGTAGGCAATGGACAGACTTGACCTGATAAGAGTCCTTCTTTCATTTCCACAACCTATCGGCAATGAAAGTAATCACGCCACCAGCAAATGAGGCTATGGTCATGCCCATCCAAAAGCCTCCCTTTGACTTATTGGCAAGTTCTAGTAAGGCTTTTACATCTGCACTAAGAATGTGCATTTCTTTCTGTAAAGCCTCGACTTGAGCCTCTAGTTTGCCAAAGTCTCTTGCGCCAAATTCATCAGACATTTAAAACTACCTTTCTGGGTCTTCCCATACGCTTAATTGTGGGGATGACAGGCGCACGAAAGGCGGTATCTGTTCTGATTTCTGATTCTACAGATTCTATGGTTACTTCTACTTCATCTACCCTCACATAACCTTGATGACCTTTCATCGAATCAATGTCAACTTGATTATGAAAAGTCACAAGATTGCCTGATTGCAGACACTTAAAAGTAGCCATAAAACCCCCAAAATAAGAAAGGGGGGACTAGCCCCCCAATCACTTAAACCATGCGAACT